CCTTAGCGTGAGCCATGCGATCATCACCCAGATCAGACAGGGAGATCATTGCAGATCGGCGCACTCCACCAACGACAACAACCTCCCCGATCTTACACAGAATGTCATGACATTCAATCGTGTGCAGCTTACGGCCCACAGCAGCTCGGAACTTACTAATGACATACTTGAACAGTTCAACCAACGGCTCAGGTCCGCTGGCCCGGCCCCCAAAGGTCTTAAGGCGAGTACCGGCAGGACGAACTGCGGATACGTCCCATTTCGGGATCTCACCTGCGTAGAGGAGAGCAATGATCTGACGGAGAGCCTTTGCCCATCCTTCCTTGGAGTCCTTAACAACAATAGTAGTATTGCTGTCGTACAGCTTTTCAGGAATCTCTGGTAGTTTGTTAACATATTTTTGCTCCACGCTAAAGCCCACACCTGTGCCACACAAGAGGATGTACATAGCCTCGTCAAAGGCTTTGGGATCATCAATGGGCAGGTACGAGCAGTTATAACCAGCAATGTTCTGGCGCTCCAGAGCCTCACCAGCAGTCATCAAACTACGCATTGAGGGCATAACTTCCAGGTTAGTCACAGCCTCTTCAAGCTCATGACGGAGGGCAGGACTGAGCGTATATTGGTGCTTGTCCTTGAGGTGTTTTTCCATGAAGTTAAAGTACCGAGTCACGGTTTCTTCCCAGTGCTCTCGTCGTCCTTTATCGTCTAGGAACCGGCTGTAACGGCTTTTTGCAATGTAAGTTTGGTACGGGGTCATTTATATCCTTATGTTATTTTTTTGGGGACAGGTATTTTAATAAGCTTCAATCAACTTGTCAAGATACCAACGAGCTTTCTTCAGGTCTTCTTTACCGTTTTTATCCATAAAACGCATCAAATACTGCATCATTTGAACATAATCAGATGCAAACATATAAGAGTGTCCCATAGATGACAGTTCAAACTTTTGAGTCAGTTTTTCAATGACATCTCGTACTTCAATGCCTTTTTCCTCAAAAAGCATATAGTGCCTCGGTTTTTCAACAGTATCGTACTGTTCTTTCTTTTCTGGTAAACCTAAGGATTTCATGTAGTCTTCAATTTCCTGGGCTGTTGTGGAGTGTATTGGTGTCCAAATGTCCATATTTCTTCTCCAAGTATTCGATGCTTAAAAACATTTCATCAAAGTGTCCATCTTCAACCTCGTTCATCACGAGAAGACCCCGCCAATGACGGTTACTAAGCTGATCCATATAACTCTCATCATGCAGATAATAACTACCAACCACAATAGCTGTGATAGGTCGCCCATCAGCTCGCTTACCATAGGCGACTTGCTTTCCTTGTTGGTGTCCAGCAACACACGACATATGTAGCTTACTGATAATAGCAGCAGGAGACGATGCAGGTCTGCCCATAGCGCCGACAGGCCAGTAATGGTTAAAACCAACACCATTAATGAAAACAGGATGTAAGAACCCATGTACTTCCCAGTCTGATTCATAGCCTAAGTCCTTTGTTGAGATTAACCCTTCAAGGGTGGGATTGTTGTTAACAGCCCTATCAATACGATTCTCATGGTTGCCCAGAGTCAGAACCATTCGAGGCTTGTAGACCTTTTCTTTGTTCTTTTTCTGACGATTTTGTAGGTACTTAAGAGGATCTAGTAACATTTTCATAGCCTGCTTCGCAATGTCGATATCAGACTTGTACCTAAGCCCTTCAAAATACTTGGAGCCTTTAATATCGTGGGAAGACAGACTAGGCATATCAGCAAAGTCCCCGAGGTTAACAACAACGTCAGGCCGGTAATCCGCAATAGCCTGACCAGCCCAAGTAAGATGCTCCAGAGGAACACCTTGCTTGACTTGACAATCCGGTATAACAAGGATTCTCATTCTTCAGAATCAAAACATGATTCCATCGGCTGATGCTCACCACCATTGTTGAGTTCAGGGTTAAGCTCCAACAAGTGCAGGAAGTCGTTCTTCTTCAGTTCACGACCAGGAGCTGGTGAAACATTATGGTCAAACATCGGGAAGTTAACCGCATAGAATACGTTTTCTCTAATCGAGTATCCATAATGCAATTCCAGCACTTTTATGAGGTCTTCTAGCATCTGCATCCAAGTAGTGCAGGAATAACTCATACGTTGCTGGATGTACTGGTCAGGAAAGTCAGCCAGATCTGAGTTATCTTGGTCGATGCTGATGCTTACCACTGTGTCTTTTTGGTTCATAGGTTTCTCCTGTTGAATCTGATGGAAATAGTCTTCAAGCTCCATTTAGTACCTCCTCAAGCGAAGGGAAATGTTCAAAGATTATATCTCGACATTGTTCCGCTACCTCACGATGCTCCTTCTGTGTTGCTTTATCGCAACGAATCTCGATGTAATGAATCCAGCTACGCAGGGTTCCATTCATGTACAGTTTAGAGCCTGTAAGACCTTCAGGAAGAAGTGCTCGTGCGACCTCTTTAGCGATCCCTTTATTGAGAGCAGCCTCGTACAGAAACTCAGCTTCCTTGGTCAGTCGTTGCTGCACCCCGTCCCACCAAGTGGCTAGGTAACGATCATTCTCGTTACCATACACATCTAGGGCTAGACTGTTCTGGCGATTAACCATGTCCTGTTTACGGCACTCACGAGTCTCAAAAGCTTCTGCCGTAGCATAGCGTTGGCTGAACTCTTGGAAGCTGAAGCTCCGATGTCTCAGGATTTGACGAGCAATGTCCCTGGTGGTTTCAATCTCCATGCAGACGTTGACCATCTCGAACGGACTCCAGTGCTTGTTCTTAACCAAGTACTTGAGAAGTTTTGAAGCCGTCTGAGGGTTGTTCTGGTTCGCTGGGTTGCTCACCCGAGCCATGTACGCTATCTTCTCCTCCGCTTGTGGTGTCAACCATATCAAGTTTACATGGGTCATAAAAAGTTCCTTCCTTTGCTGCTTCCCACAGCGCCTTCATAATTACAGAACGAATGATGTCTGAGGTTTCTTCTGAAGATACATGCAGACTATAGTCTGCTGATCCGTCTTCATTTTCCTTTATCAGTCTGAATTCCATTTCTAAAGCTCCTTACAAAATAATCAGCATCTACGATAACAAGAGGTTTACACTGGTTCTGTTTGATAAAGACAACAGGCTCATGCGTCCCGTGTGAGCAGGCTTGGTTGTAGAAGTCATACACGGCGATACGAGCATAACTCTTACATTCAATCTGCCAGGGATAGATTCTACGAGCCGCAGGAGACAGCATAACGTCCTCTCCACCTGCACCCATTGAGGTGGACTTAATATCGTCCCCTTCAAGCTCTGGGGCGTGTTCTAGGAGCCTTGCTGCTGCCCACTTCTGTAGGTTACGTCCCTTTGCCTTTGCACTACTGGTTTTCAAGCTTTTGTCCTCTCGTATTGATGCAAAAGAGATCCAAAAGCATCAGTGTATTCCTCATCATGGTTAGTTTTACCCATCGTGAACAGGATTGCATGAACCAACTCGTGACAGAAGGTCTGCTGAGTCATCTGCTCATTCATTCCTGATCGGATGATGATTTCTTGGGTGCTGGGGTTGCAGAGTCCGTACTCGGTAATTCCCTCAACGTACCTGACTGTCCAGTCGAACCCTGCGAGGGTAAAGGAGGAAGCCACAGCTGGTTTGGGTGTCGTCTTAACCATAACAGTACACCGTTCTCGGTAACTCGCTCAATATCCCCATCATACGCTTTAACACAAGCATCATAATGTTCCCTTTCAGTTTTACAGTCTTGTAAGATCTTCTCAGCCTTTACAGGCCCAATGCCCTTCAGTCCAATGATGTTGTCTACACGATCCCCAGTGAGGATCTGGGTGTAGAAGCTTCGGATTCCTTGTTCCTCGGTGACATAATACTTCTCTTTCTTGACGAAGTTATAGTGCCACCCAGGTACTTGATCGAAGTCTTTATCAATGGATACTATCCAGTAATTTCCTTCGGTGGCTTGGGTTGCAATGGCATCGTCTGCCTCTTGACCTTCGATGACTTCGGCTCCGAGTCTTTGGAGATAGGCTCTGAGGGCTTCGTAGTGTTTGGGTCGGGCAATGTCTTTTCTGTTTCCTTTGTATGGGGCTGTCTTTGCCACCATATATCGAAAATTCCCGGCTCCTGTGAGGTAGGCTTTGTAGTCATCGCAATTTAGTTCCGTATAAACTATTTCAAAGATGAGTTCTTTAGCTCTTGCAAAACAGATCTCCTCTGTTTCCTCTTCAGATGCAAATGCGACCCTGTACACGATCACATCGGCATCTAAGAGAGCTAGCTTAGGAAGCTCAGATGAGATCGTCATCTTCTTGCTTGGCATCAGGCACATAGGTCTTCACCTCAGTAACCTTCAGGGCAGTCTTCTCAGAGTTACCCACGATGCTGGGTGAGAGTCCAAACTTAGCACTCATCTTGTGCTTGTATGCAGTCACCAGTGCCTCGCACTTAGAGCCATTACCCAACGCATCAACAGCAATGAAGTTGCCATCAGCGTCAGTGGGCTTGAACAAGAACTTGCTCTTGACCACAATGTAGTTACCTTGGGAGTCCTTGTACTTGACCCGGATGCCCAGGCCCGTGAGCTTGGCTACGTCAGCGTCAGAGATATTACCGATGGTACACTCATAACGGTCGTTGTCAGTGTTAAAAGCTTTATTGAATTCAGCCATCCATTTAGACCAGAACAGCTCTCCAGAGATTTTAACGGGTTTTAAATCACTCATTTTTCAATTCCTTTGAAAGTTAATAAAATGCCTGTCTTTCCAGGCTGTCAATTCAGGAACTTTGGAGGTTCTAGATGTTCCCCCATAGCATCCATGTAATTCAGTGCGGCTGCAAAGATGAGATAGACTTGTTCTAAATCCAGGTTTGCAGTATGTGTCACCTTGAAGCTGTCATCAGTGACATCAATGATGATTCTAGCATCAAAATCGCTTTCATTTGTGCTGTTCGACATAATCAGCAGCCTTCCTTAAAACATCTGGGTTGTCCTGAAAAAGACCCAAAGCTCGGTTGCAGTTATGACAAAGTAGTTTTCGTACTTTTCCTGTTTTATGATCATGGTCAACAACTAAATTCTGTTTTGCGTTTGGATTTAATTTGAAACCTTCTGTTAAACATAAAAAGCATTTATGTTTTTGCTCCTCATACATCTTTTTAACTTCTTCATATGCTGTATTATAGTTCCTTTTTAAATATCTGTTATTTAGTCCAATATCAGCACAGTTCTGAGAGCAGTAAAGATGCGATGGAGCTTTGGGTTTAAAGCTTGCTCCGCAGCATCTACACGGCTTTTCTTTAAAATACCCTTGAGGATACTTTGAAGGATCGGCTGTCTGTTCACTTTGTTTTTTATTCCCATTCATTACTTGCATATGTCCTCCTAAAACTAGACTATACCATAAATGAATGATAATGTCAAGTTTTAATGAGTCTCTCGCCAGTTTCGACCAACAGAGTATTCACCTGACAAGGGACAACGAAGTTTATAGAACTCTCCTGCTTCTTTAATAGCATCTACAAAAGCTTTACCAACAGAATCTGCTATGTCTGGAGAACACTCGATCTGGGCCTCATCATGCACCCATGCAACCATCTTGATCTTCCATTTATTTTGTTTAACTTTAGAGTCGAAGATAACAATTGCTTTCTTCATAATGATTGCACCGGCTCCTTGAAGTAAGCTATTCAAAGCTGCGTGTTCTGATCTAACCCAAATCTTACGTCCATCAAGCCCTGGAACATAACCTTTAACTGCATACTTTGATACAGTATTCATCAATCGTCCTAGCGCAGGGGTCTGTTTAAGAAATTTCTCTTTTAATAATGCGCCGTCTTTAGCGCTACCCCCCACAATAGAACCGATTTTTGAATCACCTGCGCCGTACATCCAGCTATAAATAAATGTCTTTGCCTGATCCCTCGTCTGAAGTCCTGCTGCTTTCTGATTAATAGTATGAATGTCAGTCCCATCCTTCGATGAACCTTCGGTAACTGTCTTTACATAATTATCATCCTTCATGTAATGTGCAAGCATCCTTAATTCGAGTCCGCTTGCATCAGCCCCAACAAGAACATTTCCTTCCTCTACTGTCCAACACTGACGGCATTCGGGGCCATAAAGACTTCCTGAATTCGGTATCTGAGCCATATTGGGTTTACTATGGGTAGCACGTCCTGTCACCGCCCCGTTGGTGATGACCTTACCGTGTACTCGTCCGTCTGGTCCCATAGCCTCTAACCACGATTCTACCTGAGCAATCCGCTTCTGGAGCAACAAGTATTCTGCAATGATCTTAGCCTCTGGAATGTTCACGTCCATCAACACAACTTCATCAACGATGGGCTGTCCTGTCTCAGTGAACTTCTTAGGCTTCCATCCTAGCTCTTGGAGCTTTTCTCCGATCTGCTTTCGTGATCCTGGGTTGAAGGGTTCGATAATGTCGTCAAGAGGCTTGCCGTTACGTTTGTGGACTCGTCCTGTGGTGACTTTGGGAGGCCATCTTTCTTGCATTTGTTCATATATTTCAGCCATTTTTGTCTTGAGGTCAGTAAGTAAACAGGTTGCATGGATTGTGTCCAGTTTAAATCCGTTACGCTCTTGTTGAGCAATGATTGCTGCCACTTGGTGCTCTAGCTCCAGGGACTCGGAAGAGAATCCCTTCTTCTCTAGCTCTTGTGTCAGAAACTCATACGTTTTTTCCAAAACGTCAACATCTCGAATGCAGTAGTGTTCCAGCAGTCCTTCAATGGGTTTATCAAAACATTCACCAGGATACTCCTCTCGTCTGTCCATCATCCAAGACCATACAGCAGCATAGTCAATCTTTGGAATACCGCTCTGCTTTCCGTAGCTTTCCAAGCTGTGTCCGCTCTCTCTCGTTGGCTCTAAGAGCCTGCTTGCTACTAATGTGTCGTATACCTTCTTCAATCCGATCTTCGTCTTCCATAACCTGTTCAAGTGATAAAAATCGAAGGCGATCCCATTGTGAGCTATCAGGAGTGTAGCCTTGCTTAGATAGTCGTTTAGGCCATTTGGATTTTTCCATACTTTAACTTCTCCGGTTTCAAGGTTTTTGGTCACTACGAGCCATATAATGTTATGGCTGAGGTCGGTTTCAATGTCAAGTGCAATCTTCATATTTATTGTACTTCCGTTTATTTTCATCTAAAGTAATAACTTGTATATTACTCCATGAATCTAAACCGCTAACGTTTTTTCCATGCATTGGAACGATATGGTCAACAGACCATGTTACACCTGTATTTTTAGTTCTCGCTTTAGCAAGTTCTTTAGCTTCTTGTTTAACTAAAAGAGTTAATTCATCGTCTCGCAATCTTTGTTTTCGTTGTTCATACAGTTCTCTTTTCTTTTGTTTAATCTTTTCTTTGTTTTGCTCATAATATTGTTTTTTCTGTTCAGAGATAGCTTCTTTGTTATCCTCTCTCCATTTTTTGTTTTTTTCAAGTTCAGATTTCCTAAAATCTTCATCTTTACGCCTGTTACGTTTCCATTCACGGGCATATTCTTTACTCATCTTCATAAGATTCTCCTAAAAAGAATCATCTTACTCTATTTTCTCTTCGATGTCAAGAACTTTATTACACTGTCCAATGCTATCTTCATGCGATGCTTTCAATTCTTCGTATTGATGGATAAGAGTCTGATACTTCGATTGTAACTCATAATACTTGCCTTCAAGGTCAATCAACCTTCCTACGAGTGTGTCAATGTCCATCATTTTAGGTTCATCCATAGCCCCACCTGAGCAAAAGCGTAACCAACCCAGATCATACCATTAGGTAGATCCCCCTTGAGCCACTGGAGAGTGCCTACGATAGCGTAGCCCACCCCTGTAGCCCCTACAATGATGTGTTCAATCATCTTTCTTTTCTTCCATTTGTTCAAGATACTTATTTGCATCTTCAATAATCTTCTCTACGTCACCCCTACCAAAGATTGTATGCCATTGACGAGCATACTCTTCTTCAGTGATGCTCATAGGGCGAGGACTGCTGCCTTTACCGCCATCTGATTTGCTCATAGATCCTCCAGTTTAACTTCGTACATTCTACCAGTATCCACATCATAGCGCAGGTCACAAGCAGGCCCAGTGAGGCCGCTGTAACGGTTCTTCGCCACTGCTACCTTGGTGGTGTGCCTCTCAGTAGCGTCTGCGCTCATGGAGTTACGCTCCAGGGTAATCACAGCATCTGAGAGCTGTGCAATAGCTCCTGAGCCTCGCAGTTGGCTTAGAGACACTGCCTGCCCATCCTCGTGGCCTTGGTTGCCGTTAGGACGCTTGAGGTGAGACACAACAATCAAGGTAATGTTAAGTTCCTGCACAAGTGTGCGCAGGCGGGTCATCATTACATCAATGGCCTTACGCTCGTCTCCGTTATCTTGACCAGAAATGATGATAGATAAATGATCGAGAAATACAATCCGACAATCACAAGCCTTTGCCATGTACCTGATGCGATTAATAATGTTGTCAGCAGAAGTGCTACCGAAATGGTCAAAAAGATAAATACGATCAGTCCCAAGAGTATGCTGGAAAGCATCATGTAACTCCTCTGTTGATACTTTGGTGTCGGGCAGGTGCAGTAGCTTGTTAGCCCTGAGACTCATAATGCTCCTGGCAGTCTTCCGTACAGATTCCTCCAAGAACATACCGCCGATGTTCCACTTTGTGGTGTTCAGAATATGGTAGAGGATTTCTCGCAGGAATTGGCTCTTACCCAGCCCAGAGCCTGCGGTGACTGTAACGAGTTCAGCAGGCCGGAACCCATACAGCAGGGAGTTCAGTCCCTTGAAGGGATACAGAGCCTCCGCAGGTTGCTCAGGCTTGCTTACTTCATCCCAGAGTGACGAGGCAGCAACAATTCCGTCAGGGACATACGTCTCAGCCTTCCACCAAGAATCGACAAAAGACTTCGTTTCACCAGATTTAAGATAGTCACAAGCATCCTTACAGTTTTGAATATGTTTAACAATCTTGGCCTTAACACCGAACAGTTCTGCTACCTCTTCTGCGGCCTTCTTCCCAGGCTCATCAGCATCAAAGCAGATCACCACGCTGTCAAAAGAGTCCAGCCATTCAAAGTTAGCTTTACAGTCCTTCAGGGCGCTCTGAGCACCATTCTTGATGGACACCACAGGCCACTTACTGCCCAGCATCTGGAAGGCCGCTAGTGCATCCAGTTCACCCTCCACCAGCGTGACGTACTTGCCACCTTTATGGAACAGAGATTGTCCGAACAAGGTAGATTTACCCCAGTGTCCCTCCACCGAGAAGGTCTTGTTAGCCACTGTACGCACCTTAGAGGCCACATAAGCGCCAGACTCATCAGCATACGGATAAATATGCTTCTGACCTGTCTGAGTGACCTTGTAGTGCTCGCAGGTGTCCCTGGTGATCCCTCGGTCTGGGATCGGTTTAACTTCGCCTTCTGTTTTCATGGCATTCGCTCGGTTAATTGCTTCTTTCCATCGTTCTTTATCTTCATGGGAGGATTCAGATTCTATCACCCCACAGGCAAAGCAGTAGGTGTGCCCATCTGAGTAGAGAGCATTGGCGTCTGATGAGCCACAGTGCTCGCAGGCTATGTGCCTTACGAATTCTGAGGTGGTGTCATGGATCATGTATTTTTTCTCCTCAATGTCTGTTCAATCGCCCTAGCAAACTCATTAAACCCACCGCCCTCTTGCGTGTCATCAAAGGCAATGTCGATGTCTTCCTGAGTCAGCCCAACCCATTCACGCTGTGGTTGTGGGGTGGTGGCAAGGCGTGTCACTGTGTTGATCACCTCTTGTTCTGAACGATGTGGCCGACCATTAACGGAAGGTTTAAGAAACGCCCATCCGCACGGCTCTCCTAGAGTTAGTGGGTCACCTTCTACGGAGATACAGGGAAACGGATTATTAAATGCCCAGTATTCAGGTTTCCCATCCACAAAGTTTTTCCACAGCCACAGCCTTAGCGGCTCCTGCTTCTCTGCTTGCTCTATGGCTTGGCGTAGGTCGTCATATGCTTTTTGGCAAAACTGGTGCGTTTGAAAGTTTCGTGGCGTAACCATCTTTTCCAACGCCTCCAGCGCCTGTTTCATTGCTTCTATGCTCATGTCGTTTTTCCTAAGGTTTTGCGACACATTATTGCATCATGTCGCTGATGGAAACATTCATTTAAAACCCCTCATTTGAGCCTTTATTTCCTGCAGGCAGATCTCTGCCCCTACCCCGTAGTTTTCATGCGATTGTAGGGTGCTTTTAATCGATTCTAGGAGCATTCTGTTGCTCACCGCTTCCTCGGCACATTTGAGCAGGAAAGATTCCTCTGGCAATGTGTATTCCATGATGACTTTCATAAGTACTCCATTGTCACTTAAGTGACACCTTGATGATGGTTAAGACAAAAACAAAGATAGATAAGAGCATTAGAGGTCTTCCTCTAATTTGTTAGTCTTAGCTTCCTCCCTTTGAATTTTCATGTTACCAACGTCTGCAAGGACGTTATCCATGCCGTATTTATCAAAAATATCGACAATATCATTAATTGTTGACCAATACCATGATTCTTCAATCAATTGCATCAATTCATCAGTGCTTTCGTTTTCCATGGTTACCCCTTTATCTTTAAAGTTAATATAAGACAATAAACATTAATGATTTATTAATCTTCAATGCTTCTATGTACTCTATAGTTATTATATAGTATCTCTTCCATGCCTTCGGTGCTCAGATGGTCATCAAAGTCCTCACTGGTCATAAGGTCTTTACGTTCAATCACTGGAACTGTATTTTTTATCTCCTTAAAGCAAAGGTTACAAAGGTCAATGAAATCCCCGGTGTATTTGTTCCGTCTGGTGGATTCAAAATCCGTCAAAAAACTGTTACAGGCTTTACAATGCATGGTTTCTCCTCAAAATCCTCGATTCTAGCTGTTTTTAGGTGTTGTGGCTACCCACCCCTTAACCACCTCAAAATAATCGCTCCTGGGCCCGTTTAAGGGCCTTCCTGGGCTATTCTAATGGCCTATCTGGTAAGACAATCAGGGATTTAGTGATTTTCTTGCGATGATAGTCTTCTCGGAAACACACAAAGTCTTCAGGGCCAACCTTGGCAACATAAGCATCCGAGTGCCTAGTTGAGTAGCATCGGGATTGTGCTCCCTGGTTCTCAATATCGTTGAAATGGGTACTCAATCGGTATCCAATGACCCCGGATAGGGCCACAGCAGAGATTGATCCTAAAAGCCAGATTGTGCGCTCAGTATTGCTCATTTTAGTCCCTTTCAGGTGTTAA